CTTTTTCATCGAGTTTAAGCGCGAGGGCATGAAGCCCACGCCTGCCCAGGAGCGCGAGCATGCCCGTATGCGGGGCCACGGGGTTCAAGTCTTTGTGGTGGACGATGTGACCACGGGCAAGTGGGTGATTGACATGTTCGGGGTGCTTCATGCTAACTCCTGACCTGCTCCACGGCTATCAGCAGAAGGCCGTCAACTTCCAATGCACCCACCCCTCGTCGATGCTGTGGCTCGACATGGGCCTGGGTAAGACGGTCATCACGCTCACCAGCCTAGCGCATCTGCTACGCACGGGCTTCCTGCGGGGCGTGATCATCGTGGCCCCGATCCGCGTCATCCGGCTGGTGTGGCGGCAAGAGGCGACGAAGTGGGAGCACACCAAGCACCTGAGATTCAGCATGGTCACGGGCACCAAGGATCAGCGCACCCGGGCGCTGCTGCGACCTGCTGACGTGTACCTGATCAACTACGAGAACCTGGGCTGGCTGGCCGAGACACTCCAGACCTACTTTGTCAAGAAGGATCGCCCGCTGCCGTTCAACGGCATTATCTGGGACGAAATCAGCAAGATGAAGAACAGCGCGACCAACCGGGTCAAGGCGTTTCGCAAGATCGCGGACAAGTTCGATTGGACGACGGGCTTGACCGGGACACCGGCCAGCAACGGCTACAAAGACCTCCACGGTCAGTTCCTCGTGGTGGACAGGGGTGACCGGCTGGGCACCAGCAAGACAGCCTTCCGCACCCGGTTCTACAAGAAGGTGGGACCGTACAAGGAGGTGCCCTACGAGGACACCGAGGACACGATCAAGAAGCTGATCGGAGACATTACCCTCGAGATGTCAGCGGAGGACTACAACCCGCTGCCCGACCTCATGGTCAACAACATCGAGATCGAGATGCCCGACGACCTGCGGGCCAAGTACGACAAACTGGAGCGCGAGTTCTTCTTGGTGCTCGACAGCGGCAAGGAGATCGAGGCATTTAACCAGGCTGCGCTGACCAACAAGTGCCTCCAGTTCTCCAACGGAGCCATGTATCCAATTGCCGGGATGCCGCTGTGGGAGCCGGTGCATGACCTCAAACTCGAGGCGCTTGAGGAAATCCTCGACGAGGCCCAGGGCAGTCCGGTGCTGTGCGCATATGCCTACAGGTCAGACGCCCAACGGATCATGGACAAGTTCAAACACCTCGACCCGATCAACCTGACTGAGTGTAAGAGCGAGGCGTCCCTGACCAACGCGATGCACAGGTGGAAGTCTGGTGACTGTTCCCTGATGATCGGTCATCCGGCCAGCATGGGCCACGGGATCGACGGCCTCCAAAAGAACGGCCACATCCTCGTATGGTACGGGCTGAACTGGAGCCTAGACCTGTACGAGCAGTTCAATGCCCGGGTGCGCCGGCAGGGTCAAGGGGTGCCGGTGATCTGCCACCGCATCCTGATGCAAGCCACGTTGGACCAGGCTCAAGCGATGGCCCTTGACGAGAAGGCCACAACGCAGGCGGGGCTTCGCAACGCAGTTAAACAGTACCGCTTGACAAAAGGCGCGTGACTTGTGGTACACTGTGGCACACCAACCACTAAGGAGTAATCGTAATGCTAAAAGACACTGTTGAGTTTGTGAAGTCACTGTACAAAACGCCTAGTGCTGAGGCGCTGGCGCTCAAGGAGTTGGAAGACTCTAGGCGCAGGCTGCTCGAGACACAATCGGCGCGGGAGTACTCGGATTCCATGTGCAAGTACTACGAGTCCAAGATCAAGCGCCTGACGAGTTACTTGCACAATGCGACGGAGGTAAAGCAATGACTTGGCCGTTCCCGCCCTTCCCCAACCCGCTTGACCGCCCCGGCCAGCCGCCAGCGCCAAGCAAGTTTGACCCTAGCAAGGACGACCATGAACCAGCCCCCTATTGACAAGGGAGTTCCTATCCCTAACCGCTTTCCCTTTGACAAGATGGAAGTGGGCGACAGCTTTGTCATAACGACCAAGCGCCAGACCACCTCGGTGGCCGCGCGGCGCTACGGTGACAAGCATGGCATGAAGTTTGTAACCCGTCAGATGCCAGACGGCACGATCAGATGCTGGAGGACAAAATGAGCATCGAAGCAATGAAGCAGGCGCCGGTGGCGTGGCTGTACTGGGATTCTTGGGGGACGATGAAGCTGTCACAAATTATGCCGCCGCCTGTCGGCGCATTTCCCGTTTACACCACCCCACCCGCAGCACAGCGCCAGTGGGTTGGGCTGACGGATGAGCAGATCAACCAGTACGACTACCAGTATCGAGATCTGCTATATGACGTTGAAAAGATGCTTAGGGAGAACAATGCATGACACGCGACGACATCACCCGCATGGCGCGTGAGGCTGGTTTGTCGAACGATTTTGGGCATTTTGGTTACCCCTATCTTCCAGAACTTGAACGCTTAGTCGCTATCGTCGAAGACGCGCAAGCCAAGCGCATGCACGCCGAAGGCATGGTGACTGTTGGTCATATGCGCCAGCAGATCGCAGCCGAGCGCAACAAGGTGGCTCAGTGGATGATGGCCCAGGGCTACGCCACCGGCCACGGTGATACGACCGAAGACCTGCTGAAAGAGTTGGAGTGGCAAGTGCGTGAGTCCGAGCGCAACGCCTGTGCAGCCATCGCACGCCAGTGGGACGCCGATCACCCAGCGTCGAACTACGGCGGGTGCATTGCAACTCTGATCGAAGCAAGGGGGCAAGTATGAAACGTTTGCCAAAAGGTAAGCCCGCAGAAATCATGGGTTTGCGCTATTTCCAAACAATGTACACAGCAGCGCAAATGCGCAAGTATGCAAATAAATTAGTAGCTGACGAGCGCGAGGCGTGTGCGAAAGTGTGTGAGGACAAAAACACTTTGTTGGCTTGGCCGACATACGCCGCCGCAATCCGAGCAAGGGGGCAAGCATGACGCTCCTAGAAATCCTTCTATACGTCGGCGTCTTCGTCGTCATCGTCTGGTGGGCCGCGAACGCGAACTTCGCGCCGTGCGAGAAGTGCAACTACGACTGTCGGCAAGGGCGTGACTGCCCGAATCGCGAATGAGAGATACTAAATGAAATGCCCGGTATGCGGAACATGGTCAACAGTAAATCTAACTCGCCAGATGGGCGAGTACGTCCAAAGATCAAGGATATGCGGCAATGAGCACAAGTTCACCACAGAAGAGCGCGTCGTCCCCACCAAGCCGCACGGAGGGGCCAGACTTCGCAAGCTGGAGCCCAATGGTGTTGACGAAGTTCGCGCAAGACTCCTACGCAAAGATGCGTGAGCAGGAGGACCAGCTAGAGCAGTTGCGCCAAGACCTCAAGACGGCGCTGGAGGCTTACCGGGCCTTGTTGCGGGCGTAGAACAGCGTCCGGTCGCCGAACAGGTAAAAGCCCACAGCCGCAGCGAAGTTGTCCACAGCGTCGCTCGGCTGGCCCGACAGCTTGAGCGAGGCCCAGGTGCCCAGCACAATCATCGCTACAGTGGGCCGCATGAGGCGCACAGCGGCCTCGACCCACGGGTACGAGGGGTTGGCCCCACCGGCCTCGTTCATGGCCTTAAACATGTCCAGATCAAACTGGCGCATCTTGACGTACTCTTCGACGTTAACGGGCTTGTAGCCGTCGGTCTGGATGAAGCGCCCGATGAGCGACTTACCCAGGTCAACGGCCAGAGGGCCGAGGGCGGCGAGGATGGTTAGCGGGTCCATGTCACACCTCCAGCAAGTCGCAGATGCGGTTGGCCCAGCCCCGGCTGAACGCCGGCCAGTTGGGCAGCTTTGCCATGAAGCGCAGGCGCTGGGCGAGGATGCGCCGGCGCAGCCCCTCGGAGTGCAGCGTACTGGCCGCGCGGATGGTGATGGGGCCGATCACGCCGTCGTCCTTGACGCCGCAGGCCCGCTGGAGCCACTTGGACGACTGAGCCACGCCTGAGTTGACGGCGCCGTCGAAGACGATGTAGCGCACGTCTGGGGGCAGGCTCTCAGCCTGCACGGCGTCCCAGTACCGCTCCTTGTAGATGCGCTGCGCCAGCTCTAGCGGCAACTCGCGCATGTCGCCACGGTAGCCGACCTCGCGGGCTACAGCCTCGGTGATGCCGTAGCGGGTCTTGCCGCCAGGGTCGGCGGGGTGGTTGCTGTAATCGCCCTCATGCTTGAGCAGCTTGTCGAAGGCGGTTAGGAAGTTCACTTGTCTACCTTGCCGTCGAGCTTGTCGAAGATGCGCCCCAGCATCGACTTGATGTCTACCATGTCGGCGCGGTAGTCGTCGCGGGCGACGTAGTGCGTCGGCAAATTGCGCACGTCATGGTCGAGCCGGTCGATGGCTTGGTAGATGCGGTTGAGTGTCCAGCCCCCGAAGAACCCTGCGACGGCCACAGCAATGTTGAAAAGTACCTGGTAATCCATGATCAACGGTTGAGAGCATTTTGGTTTTGTTGCACAGGGCCGAGCATGTTCTGAACACTGCGGCTAAAGAAAACGGGTTCGTTGACGAACGGAGTCTCGAGCACCATGGGTTTTTTACCAAGGCGCATCTGTTCCGCTAAATCTTCGACCCCTCGAGTGCGAAGAGCGGTCGCCAGTCCTTTACCCGCAACACCGGCAGCGGCGGTATACGCGCCGTACGGATTCACGGCTGTGAAGATTGCAGCAGCGGGGGTCAAAGGCGCAAGTTTTCCGATGGTGCGCAGCATTACTTGGAGATTGCCACCTTTGGCAGCCGCTCGAATAGCCTTTTGTTCCTCCGGCGTGAAGAATCGCATCTTCTTTTCGTTCTTGGCAAGGGCTGACAAGCCTTGGGCAACCGTAGTTTCTTTGCCACCTTGAGACACTTCGGCGCGGGAAACAATGTCCTCTATAAGTTCAGATTTTTTGACCTTTGCGTAATCAGCACGGGCAGATTTCCAAGCATCGAGGGCTGCCTTGTCGCCACTGATGATGGCACTGGGTGGAGCGTTGAGCATGTAATCGTCAAACTCGTCAAGCAAACGCTTGGCAATCCTTCTCTCATTTGCGTCCGCACTACCCGCAGCGTTTCCAATAAATCTACGAAGGGTGGTTATTTCAGCAATGTCTTTTGGCCTATCGGCCAACAATTCATCAAAAGCAATTGCGACCTTTGGATTTCCAGATGCTGCGTACGATTCATCTTTTCGCAGTTTGGCAGGCAACGCAGCCATGTGTTGCCTGAACTGATTGGTGTCGAATTGAAGTCCAGATTTATCAAGAATCTCGTAGTTGGCTTTGGCTCGTGCCAGCAAGTCTTCTGTCGAAATCACCGGTTCACGTTTAGTCGGGCGCAGACCAGCCGCAGTACCCGTAACAACACCAGCGGTTAGTCCAGCCAGTGGGCTGCCGGTAGCCTCGGTAACAGTCTGTCCGACAGCGGTGGCAGTAGGCGCAGTGATGACCTGTGTAAGTGGCAAACGAGACGCCTCGCGGCCAATAGCCGTCACCTGCGGCGCCACTGCCGACGGCAGCCCGGGCGCAGTTGTCCCGGCTTTTACCATTCCACGGCCTGCTGCCACAGACCCCGCGGTGCCGGTCAGGGCGCCCGTGCTGGCCTGGAGCACGCGCTCAGCAGGGCTTTCGGCGCGGGGGCCGGGAAGCATCTCCGAGATGACCTGTGAGGGCATGCGCACGTTGCCACCCGCAAGCCGGTTGTAAGCGGCAACCAAGGCGTCGGCAGTCGGCACCGCAAGGCCACCGGCCAAGGCGCCAATCGGTGCGCCAACACCCGTCGGTGCGCCAAGCAACGCGCCAGCGGTTGCACCTGTTACAGCACCCGCGGCAACCGGCGCAAGTCCCTCACTCAACCCCCGAACCGCAACGCCAGCCTTGCGCACGACCTCCTCGCCCATCGTGGGCTTGGGCGCCAAGTAGTCAACGATCTCGGTGGGTTTGTACCCGGCTTCCAGCGCCTGGGTAACTCGGGGATCTTTACCTTTCAAGTACCCGACAATATCGTCGTCCGAGTAACCCTGACGACGGGCGGCGTTGACTTGATCTCGGAACTGGTCTGCCATGGTTATCTCCCGAAAATAGCGTCAAGCCCCTGCTTGCGTTTGTCAGTCTGCGCAGCGTCAGGAACAAGATATTTTTTCAGTGCGGGCCGGTCGAACAAAGACTTGCCGCCCTCCCCAGCATACCAAGCGTTTTCAGCACCCTCGTATGTTTTCTTATTCGCCCACCAGTTGGCATAAAAGTCTCGCTGCTCGATATCGCGCTTCAACTGTTCTCGAGCAACATCAATGATGAAGCGGTTGCCTCTAACCGTGTTTCCTAATTGAGCGCCAGTTTGAGTAATGCGCTCGGCATCAGCCGCCGTCTGAGTGCCTTTTTGCTCAAGTTGCTTTTGCAACACCGCTTGTTGCGTTGCAGCAAGAAAAGTTTGCGCGTTGGTTGCAAAATTTTCTGCTTTTTCGACGCCCAACGCAGCCAACACAGATGCGGCAGCTTTCTGAACCTCGGTGCCAAAACCAGTCGTAAAGCCTTGGTCAAGAATTTTGGTTTGTGTTTCCAACGCAGGAAGCGTTCTTGTAGCCAAACGAGCCGCGTCTCTTATTTCACCAAAACTCTTGATGTTGAGTTCACCTTGGCCTTTTTGTTCTGCGCTTTCTAGTCTAGAACCAGCAGCAGTAGCTGTAGCGGTGACATTTGCGGCCCTAATTTTTTGCAACTTTTCAAAAACCGCTCTTTCCTCAGGCGTCATTTGCAGGTAGGCCTGCACCTCTCGAACAGAAGCAGGCACCGTGTCGGGTTTTGCCGCAGCAGGCTTGAGAGCGGCCTCGTACTCTTTCATCAGCCTAGCAATTCTTCCTTTTAGAGCGGGGTCATCTTCTTGGCTGAGAAGATCAATTTCACGCGCAATACGCTCGGGCGTCCGGCCAATAGCTGGGCGCTGTGCGGCAGCAAGCGCAGCAGGCGGCGCAGCGGCAGCCGGTGCAGCAGTGGCAGCAGGCTGCGCGGCAAGCATAGCGTTAGCAGCAACCGGCGCTGGCGCAAGAGCGTTCGCGCGGGCAGGGATATTTAACTCGCGCCGAGCAGCAGCTATGTCGTCGTCGGTGGGGTACATTTCCCCACGAGCGTTGGCGTAGCTGGCAGCTCTTTGCATCACATCAGCGGGCGTAGACGCACTTCGCTGGCGTTCTATTTCTGCGTCAACAGCAGCTTGCTGCGCGGCAACAGCATTCGGGTCTTGCATCCTGATTTCCACAGGCCCGCCCCGCTTGGAGGTAGATCCAAAATACCCCGCTGGGTAGGTCATTACACCCTGCGGGCCGGTAGTGTACGGCGTGGGCTCTGCCGCAGCAGGCGCAGCAGCAGCCGGCGCAGCAGCAGGCTCGACGGGAGGCTGGCCCTCCCCGAGCTGCGAGAGAATGTCTTGCCTCCGCTGTCTAGCGGCGTTTTTCTTGATGAACTCGGCCGCGCCCATCGCCTCACGCTGCCGCCAGTTTTCAAATCCAGTCGGATCGTCTGGAATGTCAGCCAGGTCTTGATCCAGCGAGCCAAACTGCTGCATCACCGGCCCAAGATCGGGGTCCGAGTGCTGCAACCGAACTAGTTCACGCGCAGCCTGCGGCGTAGGCGCCCTAAGCACCCTCTCGCGAAACATAGCGGTCTTCTCAACTTGCGCCTTGCGCCTGCGCTCGGCCTGCGAGGCTTCAAGATTTGCTTGAAATTCTTGGCGGCGCATAGACATCAAATCGCGCTCTTGAGCGAGTTTTTGCTGCGCCAGCGCGTTTTGAGCGGCAGCCTGCTGCCCAGTGGCGAACCCTGCGTATAGGTTAGTCGGGCCGTCCGGGCGCAAGATGTTGTAGTCTACTGCCATGATTTAGTCCTTATCTGAACACGCCGTAGCTGCGTAGCTCGTCCATCTGACCCCCACCGCCAAAGCCCGCAGGGCCAAAGCCGCCGCCGCCCAAATAACTTCCAAGGGCGCTGCCCAGTTGGCCGTAAGCCGACCCACGAGCGCGTTGTGCGGCAAGCATCGCGTTGGCAGAGTTGCTGCCTTGGTCCATGTACATACCGCCCACGCTTCGACCAAACGTGCCAGCCGTGTCGCCCAATCTGTTGCTTGCTGTCTGCCCCACACCTGCCAGTGATTGCAGCGGGTTGAGCCTAGCCTCGCGCTCGGCTTGGTAACGATTGAAAGCATTCATGTACTCTTGCGAACCGAGGTCTTGCCCAAATCGTTGCGTCGCCTTAAGCGTAGCGCCTGACAGCAAACCACCACGAGCTGCAGCCGACCGCTCCAAAGCTTTTTGGCCTTCGGATAGCCGGAAGCCGTAGCCTGGGTCGGCTTGGAATTGCTGCATTCCGAACGGCGTGTATTCGGTCGCCAGCGGAATTAGCTTGTTAAGCGCTTGCTCGCCAGCTACTTGATATGGGCGCCCCAATTCAAGTTGCTTGTTGAACATCTCGCGCTGCAAATCGATTGCGCGGTTCGCAGCTTCAGATTGAGCGCGGGATGCGTCACGAATAGCGCCAGTTTCACCGCCACCAAGGGCTTCTTCTGCCGCGCCACCAAGACCCATGCCCAGAGCGGCGCCAGCAGGGCCGCCAAGAAAGAAGCCCGCAGCCCCGCCGAGTAGTCTACCGAAACTCATGTCAGGCTCCTTAAGTCACTTCGCGTCCACTGACGCGCATGTTGATGGCGCTGGCAGTCCCAGCAATTGTACTGATGAAGTCGCCGATGCCAAGCACCTGGCCCACCAGTTCGGGGAAGGTGTACACCTCGGACGCCTGCAAGGTCTTGGTCTTGGTAATCAAGTTCTGGTTGCCGGCCGAGCCAGCAGCCGTGACGAGGTTGACGCTGATCGTCGCGGCGGTGGCGCTGTAGTTCGTCGCCGTGAATTTGTCGATGATCGTCGTCACGCCAGTCGCGGTGTACTGGGTGGTTTGAGTGTTCTCGACCGTCTTGGCCGGAACGAGGACTTTGACTGAAACGGTCATGGCTAGACTCCCTGTAGTGTCGGCACAGAGGCTATCGACACAGTTAATATGACTGACGGCGTGGCCGGGCGAACTGGTCCAGTTTTTGCAGCAATGTACTCAATTGTAGTGGAGGTGTCAGTAGTTGCCCACATCAACTCGATGTACTCGTCTGCGGCTAAATCGATGAACAAGTTCAACGCGCCGATCAAGTGGCCGTCTATGGAACCGTGCCGATTGGGCACGGAAAACTGGCTGTTGGAGTCAGGCACATCAACCCCATTTTTACGCATCCAAACGTCAATGTCGTGGATGTTGTTGTCGGTGTTGACCATCTGGACGCTGAACTGAATGTTGTACGTTCCGGCAATTTCGCACCTGACCTTGGACTTGCAGGTGCCGGTGATGGTCGTAGACGCTACGGTCTGCGACACGCTGACCTGATAGGTGCCAGTGCTGCCGTCAGTGCCAGTCAACTGAGACACGATGCGAGTTCCAGCCGTAACGCCAGTGCCCGTGATCACCATGCCAGGGTAGATTGGCCCCGAAGTGATCGCTGTCACCGTCATGGTGGTCGTGGCAATCGACGCAGTGAACACGGCTGTGCGGTCTTCTATCGTGACGTTTTTGCTGAACTGCGTGGTGTCGTACAGCAGCGGGTACGCCGTAGTTGTCGAGCCGTCAGGCTGGTTGGCCGTGCTGTAAAAGGAGCCGTATACAAACTGCGGAATCTGCGGCGTGGTAATCGGCGCAGATTGAAGCGCGTCGATCTGCTTTTGCATCTCGGCTATCTGCGACACCAAAGCCGAGCAGCAATCTGCCAACGCTTCTGCTTGGATTTGCTTAGCCAACTCATCGCTCAAATCAGCCGCAGGCGGCAGCGTCTGCAACTCTTGCCGCACGGCGTCGAGCGAAGCCTCAAGAGACGCAATCGTTGACTCGGCGCTGAACGTAAGCCCTGAGTCGTCAATGATCGCCGTGGCCGCGTTGTTGAGCGACAGGAAAAACAAGTACCAAGCCCTGTCGATCAACCCCGTGCGGGGGTCGATCAACGGCACCCGTGGCGGGGTGATTGGCGTCGGCGTCGCGTTAGGGCTAGGCATTCGTTGGACTCAGAATCAACTCTGCGCCCATGATGCTGATCTTGACCGGATCGGTGCCCGATAGCTCATAAACGCGGTCGCGCAGCTTCAGGGTCATGCCCATGCGCCGCCAGAACACCCGGCGGTAGTACTCACCAATCTTGCCGATCTGCGCCCAGTGCTCGTTGCCCCATGTGTGGCCGCCGTCGTCCGACCAGCGCAGCATAACCTCGGGATTGCTGCCCTGGCCCAAGTTCAGACCAGTACCGGCCTCAATGTCCAGTTGCAAGCTGTGCTGCGCGGTGCGCTTGAGGTTGTTCTGGCCGGTAGGCAGCGCCCGCCACGACCGCAGCCACTTTTGAATCTGGCCGTTGTCCGAGTAGTCGTCCAGATCGAAGGCGTAGATGTTGCCGTTCTCGTAGTCGCCGACGACCACCTTGTTGTTGAACGCCATCTGGCAGTTGCTGCGGTGCCGGGTGAACTCGCCATTGCTCCAGCCAGCCCGCTCGTGCCAGGCTTGGGTGGCGGCGTCGTAGACCCAGGTCGTGTTGGCGCTCGGGAAGATCAGCACATAAAAGCTGTGGCCGTCTTGCTGGTAGGTGTACGCGATGGCGTCCGACAGGTCGCTGTACTGCTGAATCTGCCACTCGACGGCGTGGGTGCTGATGCGCTGACCGGTGTAGCCGTTGGCCCGGTAGACCATGCCTTGGCCCCGGCGGTCACGCCCAAGCCAGAACAAGGCGTTGTCCATCTTGGCAACCGAAAACGGGGCCGCGCAGCCCAGCTCGTTAAACGCGCCTTGGATGCGCTGGAGCGGGAAGTCGGTCGCGCCGGAGTCGTACCAAACCTCAATCGAGTTGGTGCCAAAGGCCCAGATTTCGCGGAAATTAGACGCCACGGCAACCAGCCCGTCAGGCGAGCCCTCGGTGCTGGCAAACTCCAGCGGGTCAATCGACGTGCCGTCCAGCAGCGCCGTGATCCACATCTTTTGGCTGTTGGGCTCGTTGAAGACGAAGTAGCCGTCGAGATACGCCACGGTCACGGCGCCGGGAAAATCCGGGTCGGTGATCTGCCCAAAAGCGTTGGTCGTGTTGTTGTAGATGTAGCTCGGGCCGTTGGCCGCGATGAAAAGCTGCGTGCCGTTGTCGGCCATGCTGACTGGGCCGGTGCCTGCCACGGTGCCCAGCAACGTCGGCGCGTAGCTGTTGTTGATCTTGTAGAGCTGCGTGCCCGACACCACGAAGCCTGTGCCGTCTTGCGGCGAGAAGGCCCACAGGCCACGGATCGGGCCGATGCCAATCGAGTTGAGCAGCTTCAGCCCCGGAGCGCGGTTCAGAAACGCCGGCTCCTTGCCCGCCTCGGGCACGATCTCGGGGAACAGGTTGACCATGCGGGCGTCGGCAGCATTGACGCTGCGAGCCACATAGGTCGAACCAAGAATCGGCGTCTTCATCAGTAGTTACCGGCGTAGATGTTGTACCGCTGCCGCGTGGCAATCAGCGAGTACGGCATCGACATCACATCGTCCGGGTTATTGATGCGCTTGAGGTTGCGCTTGCTGTACATCGCAATGCGCTGCACCTGGGGGCTTGGCTCGATGCCAAACTCCGGCGCGATCTCGCAGGCCAAGTTGTAGGTAAACGCCCGCAGGTAGCCTGGCGGGAACAGAATCTGGGTGGACAGATTGGCCGGCTGCGTCAGCTCTTGGACGCTGATGAAGTGGAACTCCAGCAGCCGCGTCGGGCGCGGGTAGATGAAGATGTCAAAGTCCGGGTAGGTGTTGTTGACGAACATCACCTGCGGGTACGTCGAGGTCACGGTCTTGACCGCGATGCCGTCGTACTGCTGCTGGTTAATCAGCTTGATGCCGTACGACACGCCAGTGCCGGGGTCTTTGAAGTAGGTGGCGTCGTCCACCAGAATCGGGCGTACAGCAGTGCCGTTGAGCCGCACCAGCGAGCCGCTGGGGCCAAGGGTTGCGTTGATTAAGCCAACCGGCCAATTGCAAATCTGGTCGATGGTGGCAAAAACAGACAGGCGCTCGGTTGACCACGAGTCGATCATCTGATTTAGCGCCATCAAAGAATCTTGGGACACCGAAGCAGACGAGGTTTCCCCTTCAGCCAAAACGCCCAACAACCGAAGTGCTCGGTTAATCTGCTCCCCCGCCGTGTAAGTGGTCATGAACGTTTTCTCCGTTTAGCGGATTCAGACATTTTGGCGCGAGACTCCACGCTAGGACGCATTCCAACATGCGCCGCGCTAATTTTGGCACGTACTTCAGCAGAACGTGGTTTTCCTTTAAGCGCTGCCGAACGTTTGGCTTTTGTTTCAGGCGACTGTTTGCGGCCCAACTGGGCAAGTGACATACGCAAGCGCGACTCTTCGCTGCGCTTAACGCCCAAGCATGAGTTTGCTATGACGCGTTTGTTGTACGCGGGCTGAAAGAAGTCGATCCAGAACTGCTCGCGGGCTAAAAGAC